CTAATATCTTAAACCTTTTCTTAAACATTGTATACACACTATCCTGTTGTTGTTTATCCGAAAGTTCTGTTTCAAGGCCTTGTTTAAAATCTGTTTTAAGGCTATCCCTATAGCATGTTCCATATAAGCTTTTACATGTATCATTTAGTGCAGGCACCTCATTATATCCTGTACTAAATATGTTCCCATCTCTGCCTGCTATTGCAGCCCCAACTTTTCTTTTTAAACATGAAGATCTCATACTAGCAGCATATGCTATTGCCATGTTCGTCTCATTTGTTCCGGGACAAAATTTCTTTTTCTCTTCTATTAATTCTATATAATTTTTAATTTTATTATTTAGCTCTTCATCATATTTGTTTCCAGGAACAATATTATTGTTGTTCAAGATAACTATATCTGCATTTCTAAATGAATCAGTCACTCTCTGACCGTAATCAAAATTTTCACTACTATCTCGTTTATCATCTTCATCAAACCCTCTTCTATCACTATTATATTTCTCTTTTGCTCTTTCCCATCTAAGATCCGCATCAGCAAAAACACCAAAAAGAAAAAATGTAGAAATCTTTCTTCTTAAAAATCTAATTTCTTCTGGATTTCTTATGCTATCTATAACATAATTTTTTCCAGCCTCTATCTTATCATAAACAAGTGTTGCTAAATAATCCGCCCCATGTTCTCTTCTGATTGCATCGCCAAAATCTTGTAATTTCTGTCTGTTAGGCTCTGTATTTGGATTCTCCTTTTTAAATAAGTTTCTTAATTCATCTGATAATGATAAAACTTCATAATCATAAAACTCTTGAATCTTCTTTGCAACTGTTGAACATCCACTAGCAAATGGTCCAACCAAACCTATCACGCACATACTATCACCCACACTCTGTATTTCTCTTTTTTCTTATCCTACCATTACGCCCTCCAAAAGTCAAATACCTATCCACCACTTTCGACACCGTACTCCGATCCATATACAGCTTGTCAGCCACTTCCTGCTGTGTCATGCCATCTCGGTAAAGATACTCAAAGATCAAACGATCTCTCCCATCAAGTATTGTAGTCAAAAAAATATCAACCTCTATTTGCAGCTTTTTCAGTTCAATCCGTTCGTTATGTAATTTCACGATCAACTCATATTGCTTGTCTTTCCAATATTTTCTGTCTTTTACTTCACTACCACATACTGTAACCGTAGTTCTCTGATATGGAAACTGCTTGTTAGATGACTGCACTTTTCCCAAATATGCTGTTGGTGGATTATCTTTATAATATTGCAACTTTTCTTCATCCTTGCGAATCACTTCCGACAAAAATCTGTACTGCTTTAAAATATCCTTTGTCATCTTAATCCCCTCCTAAAATGTTCTTTGCGATACATTTGCTTTGCATACTGTGGCACCATCGGCTGTCATGATAAGCTGCGTAATTCCATCTGCAGCATCATCATGATCGTTCTTTCCGATCTGTACGAACATCGTTAATTCATCCATTGCGTCATGATATTCCTTGTCTCTTTTATTTGCTGCAAGGAATTTACATCTTCTCTTGACATCCGGTGCATACTGAATAATCTTTGCAAGTTTACTCATAGTATTTGGTGCCTTACTGGATGAAATGCTGCATTTATAGCCTTCTTTTTGAATCATTTCATCAATCTTATCAGCATACTCTTCTCCACCGTTATTTTCCTCGAAATGTTCCATCTGTGGCTTATGGTACATTGTTTTTCCAACCACAAGTGGTTGTGTGACTGTTTTATCTCCCTTGTTAAAAATCCAATCCGGAATATAAATATATCCGTCATCATATTCATATCCGAAAGGCATCGACAAACTATCACCCCCACCCCATGCCACATCACAAGCAGATAATACATGGATTAAACTGCTCTCTGGTGGAAGCACTCCATTATATGTTTGCAATTCATCTTCTGCAAAAAGTAACCCCTCACGAATAAATGGTCGCTGCTGATATTTTGCTTCCCATTCGTTCTTATCAAGCCTACTCTTAACATTCAAGAAATATTCAGTAGAAAATCCTTTACCATAGTCATAAACAAAGTTAGACTCTCCATTCTCATTAAGTGCCGGTATCTTTCTGAAACGATATCGTGGATTATCTTTGTACTGCTTTTCAACTCTGCCTAAAGGATCCAGAACATTCCATCTGGTTCCAACCATCAATTCTCTTGTACCGTCATTCTTACGGTCAACAAGCAAATTCAAATAATCCTGATATCGTCCCTCCAGTCGAGATGCAGATAAACTCTCCTGCCTGTCACGAACCATATCATCAACATAAAGGTATCCGTCCCGCGAAATATCAACGGCACCGGTCCATGTACCATCTATACCTCGACAAGTTAATGTTGCAAATCTATCCGGATCGTTCAAAGTAACTTCTTTCTTCTCTGCCGATTTTTTCTGTAAAAATATCTGAGGAAAGATATCCACAAAATGATATTGTCTCTTATCTCCCGGAACATCCAACTCCATAAGGTTGAGTGCTTCGTTGTAAAATCCATCTGCTAAAATACCGCTATGCCCTGACATCGCATTATGACTGTTTGGTCGTTTTCCCATAACCCAAGCCATAAAGAATATACATATCGTGCTATTATGAGTTGGAATACATCTCCTACCAACTCTATACAATCCACCTTCTACAGAAATACAATTTCCTGATTTTGGTTCTATATCTTCAATTTTTTCTATTGCAATTCGTCTTTTTTTAGTAAACTCAAACAACCGTTTTCTTTCAAATCTACATGGTATCGGATATGTAGGATTGAAAGAAATCACCCAATATTTTTTTCTGCCATGTATTCCTGATGAAGATATACTAGGCTCTATTTCTCTAACACAACATCTCCACCCAAATGTAGAGACAAGTGATATAAAATCCTCTTTTAATGCTTCTTCTGCTGTCGTAAAATCATATCTATGTTCATTTCTCCTAAGACAACCATCTGTATCCAAAAGTCCTGCAAGTAACTCTAATCTCTGCGGAATAGATGCACACATATATATACCAGGAATATGCTTTTCTACTCTCTTTCTACTGTGACACATTCCTATTTTCTGCAAATCATTTCTCAACATCTTGAATCCATAATATTCAACACCTGTTGTCATATGAGTTGTGTGCCAAGATATTTCATAACCATCCTCTACAATAGATTGAACTATTGCATAGTCTTTCTTATCCCCACAAATATCCGGATTACCATTTCTTCCATCACCTAACCAAGCACCTAATGTATATGGCTTAACTGGTAAATCTTTTATTTCTCCAATAAGCGGTTGATAAAGTGGAATTTGATATTTATATCTACGCTTTCCAGTTTTTGAATCAACTGTTTGCGTATTGTATAATTCTTTTGTTTCCACAATTCTCTCTATTCCGCGACACCTGTCATTTATAACCCATTCGTGATTTTCATGACAATCAATATATGAGCCATCAGTAAACCAAACTCGTTTATTTGCATAATTTTTAGGGAAAACATGCTTTACTCTTACCGGAAATCCATCGTAATCATAAACATAATCACCTACCACCAAATCACCATGATTCTTCCATCCCTTATCAGTTAAAACAGGAGTATCATCTGAAATCAGTTTGCCTACTCGCGGCGGCATGGATAAACCATAAAAATCAAGTTTGCCATCTTCTAAGTCCTGCAAATCGTCAACAACCACTTTCAGAGTGCGTCTGCGTGGCATATAAAACCTTTTCTCAGGTCTCCTGTCCTTCTCCATGTAGTAAAGGAAATCTTCAAAAAAATACGGTGCCAGCATCAAAGTAGCTTTCCAATACAGATTTGCAAATTCGATGCTGTTTTTCTTTCGGCTCTCCTTTGCGGCAATCTTCTGTACTTCCTTTGCCTGCTGCAATGCAAAATTCAGATCATCTTTCTTTTCCTCGATCGCCATATCAAGCAATGCACTGGCAAATTTGATATTGGTAAGGTCTTTTTGATGCAGACCCTTTATAATTTTCTTATTTTGTTCGGACATAAAAAAGACACCTCCACCAAAGCAGAGATGCCATTGCAAGTCTGCCTGTAATTATTTCAGGTTAGCACCGCAAATCATTTATGCGGCGGTAATATTAAATATTCAGCCACGACATAGACCACCAGCCAAACTAACAGCGTATCATTGACCAAATAAACGCAGAGTGTAGGACTCGAACCCACAAGCCGAATTAACGACCGACAGATTAGCAATCTGCTCCAATACCATTATGGGAACTCTGCATATATTTCTTACAAATTAAAAATACCAACCACCTATTCGTTATTGAATATTGATGGTTGGTAAAATTAAGTTATTATTTTACTGTTATTCCTGCTCTTTTTAAATAACTATCAAATCCATATCCCTCATTTGGTATATTAACTATTCTTCCTATACTATACTGCTTCCTCGTAATAGTCATATCATCCAATTTCGGATATGGTATGTCCATCCTGTGACCGTCAACCGCTACTGTATAAAACGTTTCTATTACATTTCCTGCATAACATAATTCAAAGCGCTGTCTATACGCTATACTATCAGGAAAATTACAAGCCCATTCCTCATAAAATTTCCCATCCTCATCATAACTAATTTCTTCTCTTTTAATTGTAATTAATAAATCATTTTTTAATACTATAGTACCTCTTTCATCATCGTAAATCCAATCTTCCACATCAGAATTAACAATAAGTTCCATAAAATCCTTGTATATCATGATACATGTTCTCCTCTCGTAATTTGATAAGAAAAGCATATCATTACCAACCATCAATATTCAATTATCAAAGTGCAATTTTCGTTCGACAAATTTCGACACATCAATTTCATTTCAACTGTTCAAATTCTTTTTCATATTCTTCTTTTTTCTTTTCCATCCACTCATATAAATCATTCTCAAATCTATCCGAAAAGTTTCTTTTATGACGTCATGCATTTACAATAACGTAACCAGGATCAGTTTCTCTTTCATGAAGAATTATTGATAATAATTCTATATCAAGTATCAAATTATTTGCCTTTTCCAATACTTCTTTATTCATTATCATTCTCCCTATCAAACCTATTTGTGAACTCGAATAATCTGCGAAATCCTCGCCTGTGAACATCCCATCTCGTCTGCGATCTTTTTCTGTGACCATTTTGCCTTATAAAGAGCCATCACCTTGCCTTCATCAATCGGCTTTTTCTCTTTCTCTAACTTTTCTGGTATTGTGGCTTTAACTTCGCCCTTTTCAATAGCTTCATGAACTTCATCCACAAAATCATCACAAATAATGTGATCTTGTGCATTCTCGCTTTTCACCTGCTCCTCAAATGCTCTCTGATTTTCCACAGATTTATTGTTATCCAACTCCATTACTGTCATTAGACAATAGTTTGCGAGATCAAGACAGGTATCCCGAATGCTTTCATCCGACACTTTCTGTTTTGTTCCACCGGCAAGATTCTCCAGCCGGTTCCATTTATCTTCCATACGGACCAATGCAGCAATAATTCCATATTTTTTAAAGGATCTGCCAAAGCTGTCACCATAATCGTGATTTTTTCGCACATATACGTCATGTACAAAATCAACCAGCTTCTTGTGTTCTTCGATCTGATTCATGTTTTTCCCTGCCTTTCTCTTCTTTAAATTTTCTAATTGCTTGTACTTCCGGTATCAAGTTACATGGCACTGGAATAACTGTGATCAGTTTTTTATTGTGAAATATGTATGCCTTATCACCATACAATCGTATCTGATTTGCAGATTGATTGTAAAAATACTGGCTATCTACCCATTTCCGCAAATTTCCATCTGTTTCCCCATGCCGTACACCTAACCGATACACCTTTTTTGCCATTCGATTAACTGATTTTTACCAATACCGCATCTTTGCATCATACGATATCTTGCATGCTTTGTTACGATCGTATATATCCCCCCTCTTATGCCTATTTTCAAATGATCCCCGCTGAACTATATGCCATTAACCGATTTTCACCAGTTAGCATTCATGTTTATCGTGTCAAGCCTGCCACTATCTATTTCTTACTCGTTACAGTAAACGGAACAATAGACTCAGGAATGTAATTAATCTCATACTTGTACTTATTTACTTTGGCTCCTCCGATATCTTCAACCACATACATAGTTTCCTGATTCAGACAAACGATATGCTTTTTGTATGATCCATCTTCCATTTCGCAGATCACGTTAATCTTATTTTTGTTTTCCACTTCCAGAGAAAATGCAACGATCAACTCAAACTCTACCTTGTCCGTTCTTGAATTGATCACCGTCAATCTCCGCAACACATTGAAGTTATCTGCTTCCTGTGAGACATTCACCGACACTTTTTCCGATTCCGTACATCCTGTTAAAGACGTGGTTAATGCCACTGCCAATAACACCGCCAGCAATTTTTTCCTCATTTCATCACCATTTCCTTTCCACTAATTCATAATCAAATATATTATTGTTCCTCCAAAGCCAAGTGACAAAATTTTTAATCCTACACTTGTGCCTGTATTTTTTTCTTTGCAATCCAGAACAATCATCCACAGTAGCATCATTGCATTGAATATGATCATCACTATTTTTAATATCTGCATCACGCACCGCCTTTTTTGTATTTTAAAATTTTTTAGAGCTATTATTCTTCACAATGTAGTCGCACAACAAGCCGATTCCCGGTTATTTCCTCTACTCTGACTAATTGGTACTGTGATGCAACATCTAATTCTTTCTGCGTGATCACAAGCTGATTATCACGAATTGAATTGGGATTAAGCAGAACAGCTTTCAAAATATTTCCATTCACAATTCCATCTGCATATTGTTCTGCCATTTCCATTTTTCTACGAAGCATTTCATTTTCAATCGTTAAAAATCTGATATATCGTTTCTTTCTGCCAAACATCTTTAATCTCCTTTCCGCAGAGGTCTTTTTTGTTTTTTTCGTTACTCGTGGGGCTGAGCAGGCTGTCTGCCTCTTCTCCTGTAACCCCTCCCCCCTATCTCATTCCAGTTGTAACCATCATCGTACTATCTGTTGATCAGAGGGACCAAATACAGGCAAAAAATTAACTCTGTGATAAACCCTTGTTTTTTCTATAGTTATATTTTCATAGAAATCCCCATTTTAAAAGGCTTCCAAGCACTTTATAGCCTTTTACAGATTATAAATATACACAAAATATTCATTTTTTGTATATTTATTCACTACATTCAACATCTATTGGGATATCATCCTCTAGCATTTTTTGAACTTCTTCCGGTGTTTGATCTGCTTCAATCTGCTTTCTAGGTTCAACAATTACTTCCTGCTGATCCTTTAAACCATCAAAATTCTTTTGCCAAAAAATCGCTGTTACTGGGTTAAGTTTTCCCGATGCTGCCAACTGCTCACGAATACTAGACATAATTTCGAGACTTTTTTTATGGCGTGGCAACGTGGAGAGCTGGGCTCTCTCTGCTTTATCCTGTATATATCTGTTTTATTCAATCCCCAAGTAGCATATAGTCCAAGGTTTCCCGGTTTAAGATCATTGTCAATGCAGTAATTAAAATACTCCAGTGCTCTCTTGTTTAACTGCTCCGGGTCTTTGTTGTCTATCGGTTCCCATAGCATTCCAGTAGTAACACAACCCCTAACAATATTAGCCATCTCTCCGGGCTTAACAGATAAACCATTATCACCAATAACCGGAGACTTAGCACCCTTGGCATTTTTGTAAGCTAATCTATTCCCTGAACCTTTACCGCCCATAACATTCACCACCTAAAAAAAATAAAAAGAGGTCGTCCATGCGTAGCCTAACTTGCTAAAGTGAATTACTACGCACAAACAACCTCATAAAGTCATCTGTATTTGTTCCTTTTGCAGATATGTGGAACCCTCTCTAACTCAAGCATATTAAATTTGTTGATACAAGGATAACAGATACCAGAATAAAAATCAACCCCCAAAGAATAAAAAAAATAAAACACCTAAAATATCTTACATACTGGATCACTTTCAAAATTCCACTTTCTTTTTTATTTTCTTTTCTCTCCCCTTATCTAACCTCTACTATCCTAACTCTAATCTACACTATACTAACCTCTACTATACTACGCACCCAAGTGACAACCATATGGCAACCAGTTTGTAACCAGCTTGTAACCATAGTCATTTTACACAAAAGATACACTTTATTTTTGTGAACTTCCAACATAGTTTTTTCTTTCTGGAACAATAAAAAAGTTGCCACTATATTGCTATAATGGCAACTGTAATTTTACGCATATGCAAGTCTTCCCTTTGGTTCTGGAATTTCCTGCCCTCTTTCCTTTGCTACTTCCAACCATTCGGAAATAATTGTTTCTGAATTTTGTATTGCTTCTTGGATTGTTTCCCCATCTGCCATGCATCCCGGCAGTTCTGGAACTTCCGCAATAAACGCATCATCATCTTTTGACCAGTATATTATTCGCTCATACTTATACATCTAATTTTCCTCTTAATCTCAGTTAATCGCATCATGTGACTTTCTTTATTACTCTCTTTCCTTTTGTTTTCCAAACTCATAAATAGTATCACTTGGCAAGTCAATTCTATCGTTCCAAAAAATACACGTTCTGCTTTCATCAAGCTGTACCTGCGAAAACAGACCCGGAATACATAATAAATCTTGAAAATCTGCTATTGCTTCTATATCATCTTTGAGATCATAATAAACTGCCTTACCATCATCAAATACAACATCAAGAATATAATTTTCTATAGGTTTTACACTCTTTATTCTCGGTATCATCTTCAACACCTCCAAATGACGCAAGATACCGCCTACAATGGTGGTAATTTTCTTAAATTTTGGCTGTCCCACATCTCCAACAAATCTTTTTGATTTTGTTTTAGCCATTCTTTTACAAGTTCCTGTGCTTTCTTGGGTAAATCTCCCTCTGTCATTTCCATTGTTCTTAAATCAAAAATACCAATGTGTTCACCATATAACGCATGTATGTGACTTGGTTCGTGTTCTCTTGGTTTAAAAAACATTTTAATGACAATTCCGTAAAATCTGCTTATCTCTGGCATTTGCTTTCTCTCCTTTCTCCGCTTGTCCGGTTATGCTCTTTATCTTTTTGCTATTGCCTTTTTATCCAATAACTATTATACTTTGAATTGCAAGGGCGATTGCTCGCCCTCGCTTTGATGGTTGGCTGG